TGTAGACCGACAACCAAAATGCTGAGGAGGCACTGGACCTTCATTGTATTTAAAAACTTGACCATCTAAATCTCTGCAAACAGGAGAAGTTCTTGAATCTAAAGTAGCTACATAACGATATTCTTCAGTCACATCAGGATTAGCTTTGTAAACAGCTTGGCTTGCTGTATTTGTAACTTGATTAACAGTTGTTCTAACAATCGTTGTAACTTGACTATTTGCTCTTTTTGTTACAGCTCCTCCTTGTGCAAGCAACTGACTTAAACTACCTTTTTGATCTTTTTGTAAATTCCCTACTAACTCTTTAACAATTTCAGGCGTTGTATTTCCAGACAAAAGACCAGTTCTAACAACTTGATTTAATCGTTTTGCTTCTGCTGCTGCTAACTCACGAAATGACTTCTTAACAGTATTTCCATTAGGTAAAGTTATTGTTTGTCCTTCTTTTGCTGTTAATTTAAAAGTTCCTTGTGGTGCTTTTGCTCCTGCTAAATCACTTCTTAAAACAGAAAGGTTTAAAGCTGTTGGATCTGTATTAACAACAGACTTAGCAAATGACGGACTAACAGCAACAGACCTAACAGAATATCCAATTTCATCTACAATTTTTTCTGTCATCCCTTTAGGGATTGAATTTTTTATTTGTTTTTCAATAAAACCTGCCTGAACATTTGCAACACCTTCTAGCTCACTAATTAATTCTTGAACACTCCCATCAGCCCATGTGTTTAAACTTTCTTTTGTTTGTTTAATTAATGATCTTAGTCTTGCTGTTTTATAAGCAGGGCGTTCATTTAATGGTTGCTTTTCTATTTTTTCTAATTGTTCAACAGCCTTAAGAATTACATTGTTATATGAAGTAACAAGCTTTTTAGAAACGCTATTACTAAAACGATTTAGATCTATTGCATTGCGGTAAAACGCAGCAGGTATTCCATCCCCGACAGGAACAGTAGTTGACATTTATTCAGCCTCGTCATTTTCGTCTTCTGGTTCTTCTTCTATTTCCTCTTCTTCAATTTGAGGTTGTTCCATTTCAATTAATGATGCCTGTTGCGTTGCCTCCAACTCTTCCTCAACGTCAAACTCATCGCCAAGCACTTCTCCTTCGTGTAATTGCTTCAACAACGTTTCTTGTGTAATTGTTCCAGCCGTATAAAGTTGCAACAAGCTTCCAATTTCTTGAGGTTCCAAACGAGCCGCTAAAAAATCACGATTAACAAAACTACTACCTGAAACATTGCTACCTAAGTAATTTGCATGGAAAATAAGAGAATTATCAATCATATCTTGCATTTGTTGTGCGACCACCTGCATCGTGCTATCGCCTTGCGATCTATCTATTCGCTTTGCTTCTGCTGTTTCTGCCGATAATTTTTGCCCCAATATTGATGCAAGGCCAAGTTCGTTGATTTGTTCTGCTATTCGATCTAATTGTTTATATTGAGCATCAAAACTTTTTCCACTTGGTTCTATATATTCAGCACGACCTTCAGAAGGAAAAGCTATTGCTTCACCTGGACCTGCACTAACTTCCTCAGAAGTTTGTGGGTATCCATAAAAAGCCAGCATGGGAACACTGCTTATATGTAATTGGTTACTAAGGTCAGAGCCACATTGATATGCTTTTAAATTAAGTTCGGCAATATCTTCCATAGGAGGACGTGATTCTAAAATATTAATTCTGTTGGAATAAGCAACGGAAAAAGGAATTTCAGATAAAGTTGTAGTTCCTTCATCAAACAATTGAAAATCACCGTCACTATTTCGGCGATGGATTTCAAAAGCTCCCGGTGTTAACAAACGTATTTGTTCAATAATTTCTTCACCATATTTTCCTTCAGGTTCAATAACTTTTTCTAATAACCTAAGTTGAGTAAATTTTTGTTGTCCGTTTTTTAATTCTGTTCTCCAACCTAAAATTTCTCGTGGTGTATATGTAACCCAATAAGGACGACCATTTGCATCTGCAGGGGCATCAACTAAAACGCCACAATGCCCATAACGAATCATTTTCCTTGCAGTATCGTAAGTCCAAATATTTAAGTCATTTCCTTGAAGATCCACATCAAATAATTGCTCACGAATAACATCAGGAACGTCATTTAACCTAACTGGTTTTCTTGTTAACATTCCAGCCAACATTCTTTCAAGTCGTTGGTAATAAGGTTGACAAACTGAACGAGAAAGTCTGTTGTCATAAGCTTCATCTAACTCACGAGGTTCTTGTGGAAGGTAGCGCCTATGTTTACGCCTCATTTCATAAGACCCGCCCATTAAATCTTCAATTAATGCCCAATGTGGCTCCATGTTTTGCCATGCAGCATTTGGATCTGAAATATCTGCTGTTGCTCCAGCTTGTTCTCTTTTATAAAAGTTGTAGCCGCTATACACGATGAACCTCTTTGGTTATGTAAACAGTTTAAACAAGAGTTCTAGTAAATCCTAATTCCAGTACCACGACCAGAGTGCATGTGTAATGGATTGAACTCTTTCCATATTAAATAACCAAGCGAATCAGCCATGTGATCTAAGTTTTGAGTTTTATCTGGAGTGCCATCCTCTGCATAAGCTTGAAGCTCTAAAGACTCAATTGTTTTTTTACAACGAGGATGAATATGCAATTTTACTTCATCTTTTCCATTGCACAACATTGCTTGAACTGCTGCAACTCTATCTCGGACGTAAGGATTGCTTGAGCCTGATAAGTTTGTAATTCGTCTTTGCTGCAAAAGTTGGATGTCGGTCTTTGCAGCATTTGTACTTCTGTTTCCACCTGAAGCGTCTGGATATGCATAAATCGTACTGTGCGGAAATTTTTCTCGCAATTGGTCAGCCATGGAATCTGTGTCATGTGCACCTCCAATCTCATCAAAAATGTATAAATGCCCTTTGCTAATTACTCCAATAGCTGCATTGCAGTTTCCAACGTTGAAATCACAACCAACTCTAATAATTTCTTCTGAGTGGTCAGGCATATCTTTAGTTACATGCTTTGCTCGATCAAAACGGTCATAAACTGCACCCGTTTGAAGATTACAAAACTCGCCTTCTGTATAAGCTTTAACTAAAGAAGCTGGATAATTGTCAAGTAATGCTTGAAGAAAATCATCAGGAAGATAAGGATTATCTTTTGTGCGAGCTTTATAAAGTGCTCGGTCTTCCTTGTGACCTTCTCGGACAAACAAATTATAGAAGGTTCCAAAGCCTTCGGGTGTAGAAAAAAGACCTAATTGTCTACGCTGACCTGCTCTTAATCTTCCAAGAAACTTTTCAATTGCTTTTTGTGCAATATCACTTTTAGTTGTGTCTAACTCATCTGAGCCAATAAAACTAAGGTTAACTCCAATAATCCTTTGCCAAGATTCCATTGACCGACAAAGGACTGTTACCTCACCATTAGGCAAATTTAATTTGTACTCGGGTAAGGGCGAAGCTCTGTATTCATAATTAATTTCATTTGTTTCCCAAAAATCCTCAAGGGAACGCTGGACAACATCACGAACCAAAGCGCCAGTAGGAGCGAAAACAGCCCCAACCGTATTGGGGTTATCAAGAGCGCATAAAGTAGTCCATGCACATAAGGTTCTTGTTTTTCCTGCTCCATAACCTGCACAAAAACCAACAATTCTATGTTCTAAATCTTTACAAATGTTTTGCTGATAATTTAATAAACCGTTAAAAATACGCTCTCTAATAGAATTTGTTTCTACTTTTTTTTGTTCAAATGAAATTGCATAAGGTTTAAACCCTTCGGGATGTAAAACGTGCCCAGTTGTTAATTCTTTAAGAATAGTCAAGAGCAAAGAGAAGCTAATTTAGCTGCTGTATTAATTGCACCGAGCGCAATGTGGTATTGACCAGCCCTTCTAGCTTCCATCTGTAAGGTGCTGCATTGACTCAAAAGATCTGCAATCATTTGGGGTCGCTCTATATCCCAATCAGCCTTGAGGGCTTCTCTAGCTTGCTCTAAGTAGTTATCTGCAGTTCTTTCTGACACCCCCCAGTTTTCTGAAGCATACCGAACGCAATCAGACCTTCTTCCACCATTAGCAATAATCCGTGAAAACCTTTGAACACGGATTAAAGTTTCAGCTTTACTAGATCCTTTAGCCGCCATTTGAAGCCTCCATTGGCTTTAACCAATTTTCAAGAATTTCTAAAGCAACCCTTTGAGTCATAAATGGTGGAACACTCATTCCCATGACATAAGAAGGTTCTGACTTAAGAAAATTGTAATCCTCTGGAAAAGTTTGAATACGAAGTAATTCCCCGGAACTGAAATGTCTAGGTTTATCCCACCTTATAGGGATTCCAGGCTGACTTGCAGTTAATGTTGATGTTGGTCTATATGGATTGGCAACACTAAAGTTAAAGTAGTGCCCTTTAGGATGAACTTTTGATAAAGAATCGCCTGGTTTGGTTTTTTCCCAAAGAGCTTTCACTTTTGGCGATAAAGCATGTGTCTTACCGTGATTAATAACATCTTTAATTGCATTTGAACAAGGTATTGGCTTTTCTTTAAATATTGGTTTTATAGGTGGAAGGTTTAAATTATTCCGTCTAGCAAGAAAAAAAGTTCTTTCTCTTGCTTGAGGAACCCCCATTTTTGCTGAGTTAAAAAGAAAAAGCTGTGCACTATATCCTGCTTCACGAAAGGCCGTAAAAATTTCTTTCACATATCCTTTAGCATTACCCGCAATTAGACCTTTAACATTTTCAGCCACAATTATTTTAGGCTGAAGCCTTTTTCCTACTTCAATAAAATGACCAAAAAGATCATCTAGCTTTTGCTTTTTTTGACCTTCACGGAAATAATTTTCTTTACCCCATTTCTTTTCACGCTTGCCAGCCATACTAAAAACTGAACAAGGTGGAGACCCATCAAGGATGTCTAAATTTTTTAATTCATCAGGAATTTCTTCTAAAGGAATTTTATTAAAATCTTGAACGCCCATTAAAAAGCTGTGTTTCGGATTATGGTTTGCTCGATATAAAGCCATCATTTCTGGATCTATTTCAACACCACCTAAGACATGAAAGCCTGCAAGCTTATATCCCATTGAAGAACCACCACCACAATGGAAGCAGCTAAAAACTTTAAAACCGTTCTTTTTTATTCCAGAAAGATCGGTCAGGTGCCACGGCCCTTTAATTTTTTCCATCAAACTCAAAACCACATCTAGGGCAAGTGTGTTGGAAGTTGTCAAAATCTTCTTCTGATTGTTCTTGTGATCCTTCGTATTCCTTGATATCAGTTTGACCCAGCAAGTTTTCTAAGTCTTCTTCATCAAACCAAGGGCTGACATCATGAGTTTGAGAAAGGTTGTGCAACATTTCCCGATCCCAATCGGATAAATCACTTGTTCTGTTATCGGCTAGAGCTAAACCGATTTTTTGTTCTTCGGTTAATCCTGTTCTTTTTATTGCAATTACTTCTGATCCATCTGCTTCAATTACGCGGACATTTTTAACACCATTAGCTTTTGCTCCTTCAACAGTTCCATTACCAGCAAGAATGCGATTATCTTCATCAATAACTATTGAGCGACCTGTTCCATAACGTTGAATAGATTCTTTTATAAGAGAAGCAGATCGGTCAGTTCTTTTCCGAGCATTTTGAGGATCAGGCTTAAGGTCTTGTATTGAAGTCATTCAGTATATGAAGCTTTTAATAATTTTATCTTACTAAGATTGCAACAAACCGCATCAAAAAGAAAAAGAAAGGCATTATCTCAATAAGATTAAAGAGTCAATTAAAAAAACCACATGGCAAAACAAGTTTTCTATAAAGAAATCGGAAGTGATCTTGGCATTATTTATGCCGACCCCGAAAACTACAGAAAAGGTTTAGGCGGTGTCATTGCCGATTTCACTATTGTTGAAGCACCTAACGATCTAAAAAGTGAAATTGGTTGTTTTAGCACTCTTCCCTTAAATCAAATGATTACTATTAACTAAGAGCCAAAAGCCCTCTTTTCTAAAGGGGGTTTTTTAATGCAAAAAAATAATTGCATCAAATCGCGTCAAAAAAGGTAACAAGGATCTTTATCTTAATAAGATTAAAGAGTTCATTTAAAACCACTTCAAATGAAAAATGACGTTTTACAGGATTTGATTGAATTACAAAAACTTGGATACTGCTCTAAGCGTATTATTCAAAAAGTAAATTCTGGCTTTTACGATCAAGACATAGAAGAAATGGATGAAGGAGGTGCTTCAGTTGAAGAAATCAGTTCTTACATCCAAATGAGTTAAGAGCCTTCGGGCTCTTTTTTTTTGGGAAAAAATAATCGCATCAAATTGCATCAAAAAAAGTAATAAGGATCTTTATCTCAATAAGATTAAAAAGTCAATTAAAAAACCACATGACAAAAACACAAGAACAGTTAAAAGTTGAATGGGACAATATGAAAGTGAAAGGAACTCCTTACACTCATAAAGATCTTTCAAACGCTTTAAATTCTGTTTTACACAAAGGTCAACACTGGAAAGATGAAATCGAACATTCTTGTCCAGCAAAAATGCATGACGTTGTAAGCGAAGCTATTCGATACATCTGTGGATCACATGCAGAGTTCTACAAAAGGAATGGACGTTGGCGAGTTTATGCTGAAGGCTATTGGCAGTCAGTTGGAATGTAAAAGGAGCCGAAAGGCTCTTTTTTTTTGGGCATGTACAAAATCAAATAATCTTATTAAGATAACTGTATAAGAATTTATTTCTTATTTCCAAAAACCACACGGAGTTTCAAATGGGTCAACTTGCTGACAGCCTCAGAGAAATCGTTCAAACAATGAAGGATGGCGACGAGGTTTTTAGACAGAACATTAAAGAGATTGAAAAAGCTGCAAATGAATTAACTAAAGCAGCCGACAATTTGATTGAATCAATCGAAGACTAAACAACAGCCCCTTCGGGGGCTTTTTATTTTTCCTACATTTACCCCTCTATAAAAAAATGTCTAACGAAATTAGATGGATTAAAGGCAGCCTTCACAGAGAAACCTCTGCTGGAAGTTGGGAACCTATTGAAACAACAGCATGTAATGACGCTGAGATTGCTTATCGATCTATTCAGCGACTTCTTTTGTCAATTACAAATGGAGAAATAATAAAAGCTGGATTAACTCGATCTGAATTAAATCCTTTAGTTGAAGCGCTTGATACTCTTCAAGCAATAAAAAATGTTGAAAAAAAGTCTTTAGAAAAAGAACTCAAACCTAATTCATGGACTGAATCAGCAAATGCTGATGGGTATTTATTTGATGAATACAACGAAATTGCAAAGTAAGTGTACAAAAGTTCCTAATCTTATTAAGATTAAATTGTTCAATAAAAACCACAATGAAGCTATTAACAAAAGCTCTTGAGAAAAAGCTTCCTGCTTTACATTCGGCAACTGGTAAAGCTTTCGTCAAATGGTTTACTCCTGATGCTAATTGGACTTGGTATGTAATGGAGTATGACCCCAAAACCGGAGAATGCTTTGGTTTGGTTGACGGTCTTGAAAAAGAGTTTGGCTACTTCACACTTAATCAAGTACAAGAAGTAAGAGGCAAATTCGGACTACTAGTTGAAAGAGATTTGTTGTTTGAGACAACAGACGTTAAGGAATTGGTTTAATGAAATTCCTTTTTTTTACCGCCTTTATGGCGGTTCTTTTTTGGGGTGTTAACTCATCCCTTTCCGACATGACTAAACACGATTGTGAAGTCAACAAAATCCAATTAGCTTGCGAGTCTTTAAAAAAATGAGAACAAAAAAAACAAGAAGGTCTTCAAACATTACTGAGCTTAAAAAGCTTAAAAAGCCTCAACTTGATTATTCAAAAGTAACTTTCGAAGTTGAATTAATCGACAAAGAAAAAGCTTTAGAGTATTTAGAAACTAATTTTGAAAACAACAGAAAAATTAGATCTTCTACTGTTGCTCAAATAGTTACTGATATAAAAGACGGTAATTTTCATTTAAGTTGGGATTGTCTTGCTTTTAATGAAATAGGTCAATTAGTTAATGGTCAACATAGATTATCGGCTGTTGTCGTAGCAGATGTTCCTTGTCATTTTCATGTTTTAAAGAACATAGATCATTCAACAGTTAAACACTTTGATATTGGGAACAAGCGAAATCAAGCAGACCGTATTGCTGTTCATGGAACACCTATGCACCCTAAAGCTTGTTCAGTTATCAAAGCTTCATTTGGCGATTGGGATTCAAATTTTACAGGTAGAAACAAATTTAGTTATGCAAAATATGATGATTTAATTGCTGCTTATTACAAAAGACATTCAGAATATTTTGAACAACTTGAAGCAGATGGATATTTAAGAACTAAATATATTGGAAACTTTGTAGCTACTGCTTTTAAAATTTTCTTAGAAATGAAAGCAGGAAAAGCACGCTTTGCCGAGTTTCCTCATGGAATGGAAGCTTATGAAAGAAGCACTTATTGGTTGGATTTATGTATTGATGGTAAATCAAAAGACCACATGATTGATTACAACACAGATCAAATTCCATTTAAATTAAAAGAAAAGCTGATTGCAAGAAAAGGTTTAGGTAAAACCATGTATGGGCAAGACGCTTTCAAACTTTATTGCACTGCTGCTTTTTACTTTATGCAAGGAAGAGCACCTGCTTTAAAGACTTCTAATATGATTAACGATCCTTTTAGCGTCTTTAGAGGTATTCCATTAACTAACGAAAAATAAAAATGATAACTCAAAAAGAGATGGATACTCGAATTAAAATCCAACGATTGGAATATGTTCTTGACATTCTTTGTGAAGAAGCAAATCGACAGATTTGTGTATTCCTACCTGAAAAGCTAGAAGAGCAAATTCCTTACTTGAAAAAAGAGATTAAACTAACTTTAGACAGAATAAATGATGGACATTAAAAAAATTCCTGAGTCTATGCCTCTTGAGTACCTTGATCCAAAGGTACTCAAAGAGCTAAAAACAGAAGATTGGTCAGGTTTAGCTTTTCAAAGAAAATGGTCTAGCCAAAGGCTAGGAAAAGAAATTATTAAAGCAGGAAAACTTATTTACGAAAAGGATTGGACTTAGCTTTGGGGCGTTGACCGTGTTTCTTGTCATTCTTCACGAAAAAAAAAGTTAGTGGTTTTTCTTTTTTTGTCATGTAAGACCCCTAAACAAATACAAAGAAACCGCATCAAAACGCATCAATTTTAAAAACCACGCTTACGACTTTAAATAATCTCAATAATATTAAAGAGTAAAAACCACACAGGTCTTTTAAATGGCTAAAAAACCATTTTCTCACGTAAACCCAGCTACTAACAAAGTTTGGAAT